ATGGTCGCCGGAGAATTTCAAGATCGTGGCAGAGGCTGGACAGCCCATCACTGTCACGGTTGCGCGGATCAAGAAGCGCGATGACTGCTCTGTTGAAAGTTTTACGCCGAGCATCCGTGATGCAGCGGGTATGGTGCATGAGGCAACCACCACTGCAAGCAAGTTCAGCGGCCCAGCAGGGCCAGAGATTGACACGTTTACATACCAGCTCACTATGGTGCAAAAAGAAAAGATTGCCAGCGGCAAGGCAACTCTGTTGGCGACCATCAAATACAAATGTCCTGAAGGGGAGCGCGTTGTGCAGTATCCCCGCCACACCAACCTGAGTTTTGAATTGAAAGGCTAAAACGATGGCACAGTTTGAACCTGCTTTTGAACTTATGATGGTTGACGAGGGCGGCTACGTCCTCCACGAAGTTCCCGGCGACACCGGGGGTATGACCTATGCGGGTATTGCCCGGAACAAGAACCCGCAGTGGCCCGGATGGGCGCTGGTGGACAAGAAAGAGTTTGGCGGCTCCTTGACCCCCATGGTGCGCGAGTTCTACCGTGTGGAGTTCTGGGACAAGATGCGTGGCAACGAGATCAACAACCAAGACGTAGCCAACACCATTTTCAACTTTGGTGTAAACGCAGGCATGAGCATGGCTGTGAAGCTGGCGCAGCTTGTGGTCGGGGCAACACCTGACGGCGGCATCGGTGCAAAGACGGTTGAGCGTTTAAACCAAATACCTGATGGCCAGCGGTTTAAGGAGCAGTACGCTTTGACCAAGATCGCTCGGTATGTAGAGATTTGCAACAAAAACCCGGTGCAGGTCAAGTTCTTAAGGGGCTGGCTGAATCGCACATTGAAGGGGCTGAAATGAACTTACTTGGCGTTGGATCAATCATTGAAGCGGTTGGCAAGGTTGCCGACGACCTGATCACCACTGATAAAGAGCGGATGGAGATGGAGGTTGAGCAGCGCAAGCTCGACCTTGAGGAAAAGCGCATCGACCAAGCCACCGACCTTGCCCAGATCGAGGTCAACAAGGTGGAGGCTGCAAGCTCCAGTGTCTTTGTGTCTGGCTGGCGTCCTGCCATTGGCTGGATCGGCGTTGCGGCCATGGGCTATCAGTTTCTGGCCTACCCGCTGTTTCAGTGGGGCTGGAAATGGGCGCAGGCTACAAGTTGGATTCCTGCGGGTTTGGAGCCCCCTCCGGTACTGGACGCAGACCAGCTCTGGGTGATACTATCAGGCATATTGGGCATCGCTGGGATGAGGTCTTTTGAGAAAACCAAAGGCGTTGCCAGCAAATAAAGGTTGCCCATGCCGCTAAAGAAATTGCTATTTCGCCCCGGAGTCTCGCGTGAAAACACGCGCTATCTGTCGGAAAATGTCGGCCCAACTGGGGTTAACGGCGCATATTCGGCTGGCTGGTACGACTGCGATAAGGTGCGTTTCCGGTCTGGCTCTCCTGAAAAGATTGGCGGCTGGGAGCGCATCTCGGCCAACTTCTTCCTTGGCGTGTGCCGTTCCATGTGGAACTGGATCACCCTTGGCGGGGCAAACCTGCTGGGTGTTGGGACTAATCTCAAGTTCTACATTGAGAGTGGAGGCTCCTATTACGACATCACGCCAATCCGTGCATCCAGCACGATTAACAACAATCCATTTGTAGCTACGCTTAGCTCCAGCGTCATCACGGTAACCGACACCGCGCACGGCTGCTTGACCGGGGACTTTGTGACTTTCAGTGGTGCTGTTGGCCTTGGCGGCAACATCACGGCGGGCGTTCTGAACGCGGAGTATCAAGTTACCGTAATAGATGCAAACAGCTACACCATCACCGTTTCTGCTGTGGCCAACGCTACGGACGTATCAGGCTCTCCCGGTGGCGGCGCATCTGTGGTGGCTGCATACCAAATTAATACGGGCTTTGAGTACGCAGTTCCTCTCGTTGGCTGGGGCGCTGGCGGCTGGGGCGCTGGCCCATGGGGTACAGGCACCTCTTCGTTGGAGACTATTCGGTTGTGGAGTCAGTTTAACTTTGGTGAAGACTTAATCTTTGGGCCAAGAGGTGGGGCTATTTATTACTGGGATTCTTCGGCTGGCACAGGCACTCGGGCCGTCAATTTGACCACCATAGGGGGCGCTTCGGATGTTCCTACGGTACAGAACTTTTTGCTGGTCTCGGATGTCAGTCGTTTTGTGCTGTGCTTTGGTTGTAACGATCTTGGAAGCGCCACACAAAACCCAATGCTAATCCGCTGGTCTGACCAAGAAGACGCAGCAAACTGGACGCCCGCAGCAACAAACCAAGCTGGCAGCTTGCAGCTATCTCGGGGCTCGGAGATCGTCACAGCCATTCAGTCGCGCCAAGAGATTGTTGTGTTCACCGATAACGCTGTGTATGCGCTTCAATACCTTGGGCCACCTGCTGTCTGGGGTGCAACCTTGCTGGGCGACAACACCTCCATCGTCAGTCAGAACGCCGTCACGATTGCCTCTGGCGTCACGTTTTGGATGGGTGTGGACAAGTTCTACAAGTACGACGGTCGGGTTCAAACTCTGCGCTGCGACCTGCGCCAGTACATCTTTTCTGACCTTGACAAGGATCAGTACTCACAGGTGTTCGCGGGGACCAACGAAGGCTTCAATGAGGTCTGGTGGTTCTACTGCTCGGTAGGCTCTGACGCGGTGGATAAGTACGCCATCTACAACTACCTTGAAGACATCTGGTACTACGGCGACATGGCCCGCACTGCGTGGCTGGATTCTGGCTTGCGGGACTACCCAATTGCTGCCACGTACCTGAACAACATCGTAAACCATGAGTCAGGGGTTGATGACAACTCCACAGCCACGCCAACTGCGATTGCTGCGACGATCACCTCTGCGCAATTTGATCTGGATGACGGGCACAAGTTTATGTTCCTGTGGCGCGTCCTACCGGACATCACCTTCCGTGGATCAGAAGCCGCAGCTCCCACAGCCCAGATGTACATGCAGCCCCTGAAGAACTCGGGCTCTGGTTATACCGACCCCCCTTCGGTTGGCGGAGAGAACAACCGACCAATCACGCGCACGGCTGTGCTGCCAATTGAAGCGTTCACTGGACAGATTTACACGCGGGTCCGTGCTCGGCAGATGTCTGTGAAAGTGGAAAGCACCAACCTTGGTGTGACATGGCAGCTTGGCGCTCCTCGCCTTGACCTGCGTGCTGACGGATCGAGGTAGCCATGGGAATGTTTAGCCGCGTAACCCCGCCCCGCCCAACCGCTGCGCCACAGCAGTACACCATGGCATTCATGGACCAGATGCAGAACATCTTCAACTTGTTCTTCAAGCAGATAAACGCTGTGCAGCCAATTAACATTGCCAGTTTAAACATTGACATTGACACCCTGCCGACTCAAGCGGACTTGGCCAACCTGCGCGTGGGTGATATTTATCGGGACAGCACGGCGTCCAACGTATTGAAAGTGAAGGTCTGATATGGCAAACCCATGGGACGAGGCATATTCCCAATATGCCAATCAAGCTCAGTCAGGAGATATAACTGCCGATTTCATCCGCAAAACATATGGCGGTCTTGAAGGCGGCAAGTCCGAGAAAGGCAACTCGTTTGCTGACCGGGTAATTGCCATCCACCAAGAGTTGGAAGACCAGAAAAAGAAATATAAGGTGCCAACCTCTGCTGGCAAGATTGGCGAGGCTGACACAGTTTGGGATACCGCCTTCCGACTGGCAGAGACCGGGACGGATTCACTGTACGACCTTGGGCAGCGTCAAAAGGAGGTTGTTGGGTATGAAGGCGAGGGCGGCGGCACATATACGTCGCTTGAAAACGAGCTTTACCACAAGCCCACAGGTGCAACTGTCACCATGCCCAACCATGGGTTTAAAAACGAATACCTCTTGCAGTTTGCCCCGGACGGAACACCAATACCCTATTCCACGAACCAGCAAAGCGATTGGGTTAAGTTCCGGGATAACTTAGTTACCGGTGCGTCTTTTGTGGGTTCATTTATTCCCGGTGTTGGCCCTTATATTGCCGCCGCCAACGCAGCCTATGCAGCCTCCAAGGGTGATTGGGAGAAGGCTTTGATGTCTGGCTTGGCCGCAGCAATTCCTCTGTCTGGACAGCTTGGCGCATCAGCAAGCACGGCAGCAACCCTGCAAACCGTGCAAAAGGCAGCTTCAGTACTCAAGGCGCTGGAAGATAAAAATTTGTTAGGTGCTGCGCTCGGTGGAGCCGACTTGGCCGGAGTGTCGGAGGTTGCCGGTTTTGATATGAAAGACATTAATCAAGCAGTGGGCATGGTTACGGCGCTTCAAAGCGAAAACCCCATGGCTATCGTCAAAGCTGGTGCTGGGTACTTGTCTAAAGACGGAGGGGGTGATGGCCCCAACTCTAAAGATTTCATTGAGGGCTACTTCGCCCCCGGAGGAGAGGGGTACGTTGCCCCACCCACTTATGCGGCAGACACCCCGGGGTACTTCGATGAGATAACGGGCAACTTTATCCCCGACGAAAACGGTGCCCTGAAATTTGGGGATTTGACCAACGAGACCTCTGGGACAAACCTTGATTCCATGAAGGACTACAAGTACAACCCCGACACAGGAAACTGGACAATGCCTGATGGTACGGAGATTGACACCAGCTACATGCAGAACAGCAAAACACCGCTGACGGGCCAACAGGTCATGAACAATGCTGGCGCAGGGGGTCCTAAAACTCCGGGCACGCAACCAAAGCCGGGAGCGCCCGGAACGCCACCCAAACAGCAAACACCCAGCTCGGGTATGGATGTAAACGCTCTAATGTCGCTTCTTGGCGGTGGGCAGCAACAAGCCCCAACGGTTGTGTCGTCTGGTCAGGATAACTCTGCGGACGTACAATTGATGGAGAATATTTTTGGAACCACCTTGTCTGCGCCTCCGGCAGGTGATACCGCTACACAAGCCCGCGAACTTGCGCGGCTTTTAAGGAGCTGACATGGCAAGAAGATATGTACCCCCAAAGTACGACGAATACGGCGCTATTTCGGAATATGGATATTACGAAGACGATGGTGAGCCGGAAGAATCTCCCGGCCAATTAATCAATCCCAACAC